CTGTTTTAATCTAATGCTAGCGAGCAATAAAAAAGGCCGCTTAGAGCGGCCTTAATTAGTGTTATATGCGGGCTTGTTATGAAGCGGATAACTTAAGGTCTAATGAATCGATGCATTCAATAACGGCGGCTTTAATTTCCCCGTCGTCCAGTAAGGTTTCCCTACTATCGATTTCCTCCCGGGCGGCTTCCGATGCCATATCTTTAATTTCGCTATCAAAATCGTAAACATCAAAAGTATTAGATATAAAGTCGTCGCAAGCTTCGGAGGCATATTCTTTTATTTCATCCGAATAAGCCGATATTTCGAAATCAAAATTGTAATCTAAATATCTTTTAACGGCTTTATCTATAAGCGGGCTAATCGCATGTGTTAAAGCATCATATTCGGATTGAAGTTCTTCTAATTCAGATTCCAACCGTTGGTTTTTATCAACCAAGCTATCCACATATTCAGAAGATAAAGCGGGCTTTACGGTTTCGCTATAAGTTATATTGTCAGTTGTCATTGTTATACTTCCTTATTTAAAAAACGGCGTGCCACCATGGCAAGTGCCTATCTGTTAAAATAACGATGTATGGGATTTAGTCAATAGTCATAAAAAAGCCCGCATTGTAGCGGGCTAATTTTTTTTATTAAAAGTAAGTAAACGGGATTAAAATAATAATATATAATATTAGAATTAAACCGAACGCCGCTAGGGCATAAACTAAGCTTTTCACGCGGCAACCCTATCTATTATGAACGGGCTTTTACTGGCTTGTATCTTAACGCCGCCTTTAAGCTTTAAGCCTACAATCTTATTGAAAGCTTTTAGATTATCTAGATCGGATATATCGCCGTCTATTACATCACGGCCTAAAAAGCTTTTAGGTAATCCACCACGAAAAACAACCGACATTGGCGCGCTAGTTTTTAGCGCGGCCTTTACTTGGTTCTGATAGTTTGGCGCACCAGAATAACTAAAGATCAATTTATAATTATCAGATTGCATTTTTAACCGCGACGCAACTTTAGTATAATCATAAAAGAGGCAATCCCCAAATAAACTAAAATCAATATATTTAGACCAGTTAACATCGCTAATAGTATTTAATCGATAGGCGGCGCGAAATCCCGCGCGTTTACATTTTAATCTAAACTTATCTATCTCTTTTAAAAGCAATTCTAGAAAAGCTTTTTTGTCGCTGTGGAAAAAATCGGTTTTGGATTGTCTTATATTCTCAATACTGGACATAGCACCACGACCCGCCGAGACTAAACAGTCTTTTTTACAATCGGCAATAATTTGTGACGGGCATAAAATTATATCAGGCCGCATCGATAAACTAGCAATTTTATAATCTGTACCTTTTTCTGATTTTAATATTTTAGTATTGCCGCCGTTAGTGTTTAACAAATATTTAAGCATGGTCTAAACCCTCCAAAAATTCTTTTTCAAATGTTGCGTCGAAATCCAATAGATCTGACATTTGCAAAGTAGATAAAGAATAAAATTCTTTTATTTTATCGTTGGTTATTACTGTATAATCTGACGTATTAAACATAATATAAATCCTTACTAAATCGGCGGGAATTACCGCTATGTTGTTTTTATCGCATATAAAAGGGCTACTTGTCAAATCGCATAAAAAAAGGCCGCATAATAGCGGCCTTGATTGTTAGCAATTTATTAAAGTTTTATGCGGCAATAGCAACGCGCGCCCAATCGGCGGGACGCATGTTCAAAACTTGTCCGCCTCGGCGTTGCCAATCATCGACATTATCTGGGTCTACCATATTTCCAACAGCGGTCACAGCATTTACCATAGTAGCGCGTGTAACGGGTTGCCCAACATATCCCGCTTGTCCTATCGTTTTTAAAAGACCCTCCAAAACATTTTTATTTTCGGTTTTGGTTAGCGTCAAAACTTTACCCAAGTTTTCGGCGGCGTCATTAATTGATCCTTTAATTAAATCTTCAGAGGCCGCTTTCATTTTTATCAAGGTTTCATCGAACAAATCACGCGAAGAGTAAGCTTTTACAAGGTCACGGACTTTTAAAGATAAAGCTTTATTGTCGGCATCTTTAGCCTCATTGCTAAGCAATCCATAGTCCGCCTCAGAACGCGCGCTTGTAATATGTGACGATCTAGAACGGTTGTCAGTTTGCATCCCGTTAAGACAAGCCAAAGTCCAAAACAACTGGTAAACTAAAATAGAACCATGCCCAGTTTCAGAATTAGAAAGCCCAATGCCATTTGCCATTACATCGTTAATATTAGCGCCCGCTCCAGTATGGGTTTCTGATTTTAACCTGATGTATAATCTCTTGTCAGTAACAACGGCGTTAACAACCTTAAATTGGGCGTCACTTTCCATAAGCGCAGGAACCGTGCTATTTAACATATCGTGATTATCAAACGTTTTAAACTTATCGGATACCCAAGCACGGGCAACGCCCGTGTTACTCAATGGTGAACCTAAATATGTCATGGATTGATTTGTAATAAATTTTTCATCAGTACTGTAAGCGTGAGCCCGTAATAATCGTTTTTTCGGTTCTTTTTCCCAAAGCTTATTAACAACGCCGTCGAACTCCTGCGGGCAAATGGTTTGAAGCTTGCGAGCGGTTTTAGTATCTAATCCCGCATCAACAGCAATTTGACTAAACGCTACAGGGTTTATATCAAAAAACCTTGTTGGCTCACCTTTATGTGCTTCCACAATAATTCTACTATTCACAGGAAAATCGCCTTCTGGTAGTTCGGTTTTAAATTGTAATTCACTAGTTGGCGTAACAATATCAATCTGCTTAGCGGCCTTGTCCTGCACATCCCGTAACAAGTTACTTAATACACCGTTTTCGTTTTCTATATTATATGTCATATTTTACTCCTAAAATTAGCGGGAATACCGCCATGTCACTATTCTCTCATAAAATCCCATATATAGTCAATAGAAATTCTGAGAATTTCAATTAGACAAAAAAAGACCTCACCGAAGTGAGGCCAGTTTGAGGCGTTTCTTAAAACTATCGACGGCGCTTAGGTCGCCGAACGGGTTTGTTCATATGTTTCTCATAATCCTCACCGTATAACAACTTAGCTATCAAATTAAACAAAAAAATCATGCTAATTGTGCCTCCTGATCTTCTGCTTTCTCAACTAGTTCAAAAATATCATCAAAAGATTTTAAAACAGCATGGTAATCAGCGTGTGTTTGTAAATCATGAAACTGATCTTTACAGTTCCAATGGTCCTCCTTATGTGTTTGACGCAAATCTTCTAAATAGTCTCTAAACATTGCCCAATTTTTTTTACTCATATTGCCTCCTGATTTAATTTTTTACAATATTCTGTTGCTTCTTCTAAATTATTAAAGTCGTGCGACTCTGTTCTAATCCCAGCTACGCCATCTGACACTTGATATTCTATTCCATTATCATTAATTGTCCGACCTTCTACAACTATCCAAACTTCTTTACTCATTTTACTCCTCCAACGGCTTACGTTCTATTTTAGTTATTATTTGATCGTGATATTTATCTTCAACCCACTCACCTTCTTCTTCATATCTGATATCACTAATAAAACGAATATTTTTACTTTTACATAGAGAGCAAAAATACAAATCAGTATTGTCATCACGATCAAAACAGCCCCAAGGCTCATCACCACTTTCGCAATTACGACAATCTAAGCAAACAATATTTTCCATTCTATCAACAATTTCTTTTGCAAACATACTTTTATTCTCCTAAATGTTTCTGACATCTAGAATAATATGGGATATCTTAAATAACGTCAACAGATAGTTGTAAAAACTTTCTCCCAATCAAACGGTGACTTACAAGAATAAACAGGGCTTACTGACTTCAAGCCACCCGTCTTTAAAGACAAAGCGTCACAAGCTTTAAAGACAAATAATGTATCGTCCGATTTTTTAGACTGTTTAACTAAGATCCAAGAGCTAGTGTTAGAGTGTTTGGTCAGCCAAGCCACCTGATGAGGTCTGAGGCCCAACGTGTTGCCAGTTGTATACTTTAACTCGACCATCCCGAACTTACCTTGCTCGTCAGCCACTAACAGATCTGGTACTCCCAGAGTCGCCCACGACTCTAGTCTAGTGAACAACAGCTTTCGGTTTAGCTTTTTTGCTCCCGCTTTTAGTTGTTGATAAAACAGGCTCTCTGGCTTCTGTGTTGTTTTGTGTATCTTCAACATCTGGGGTTATATCGATAATATTGGAGGGTTCATATTGTTCTTTCAGTTCTTGCAAAGCTTTTTGAACTTCTTCTTTTGTCATGCTGTCAATACTACCGTGTCTAATTTCTGACTTATTAATATAGATATCACCTTGTGCAAGCCCTCTAGCTTTTTCAGCTTGGACGGCGGCACTATATGCCTTGTTTTGTAGAGCTTCATCCCTAATTACTTGAAGATCTCTCAGATGCCTCTGATAGGTAACTCCGAACTTCTCATCAAGTTCATTGCGATAGCGTTTAATTTCAGCCACCACATGAGGACAAATATGGGGATTAGTCATTTCATAAGCGCGGGTA